GGGAAAAATCCAATAAAATATCCTAGAGCTAAATCATCAGCACCTGATCTATAAAGACGGGTACCAGCTCCAATACCACTCATAATGACTTTAACATGCGCAGACATAGAGTCCGCAAACAAGTTATTGCCAGGTGAGATAGCACTGGGTTTAACAACGGCATTACCGCCCAAATTGTCAGCTGAAATGTAATTCAATCTACTAGGTGTGCGCATCATATGAGGCACCGTCACATCTAAAGTACAATAGAAGGCGGTACCAGCCATAGTGATTCCATGATCGACATTAGAAACATTCAAAGTATTAAGTGGGCCACCTACAATAGGGTTAGGAGAACTAACTCCGTTAGCAATGGTGTTCCAAACTGTGCTAGTGGCATAAATCAAAGTGGCGAAGATAGAAGCAGGGGTTAAACCTCCAGTACTAGGAAAAGGTATTGCATACCTTATCCCACCTCTAGAGAGGACAAAACCACTGACTAACTCAGACAGCACGTCACCACCAAAATCTTGGGGCACAATAGTGTTACTTGTTACGTCCGATATCAAGGGGAGTTGATTTGCAAATGGGTACCAATCAGCGGTACGACCAACAGCAATAGACGTACTCCAATAAGTCATATCAGAAGAGACAGGGCGCAAACAATTGATGAGTTGCTTAACCGAAGAAAAGTGCTCACCTATGGATGACATAACGGGTAACATAGTAATAGCTGGATCAGGAGATCCACCTATAGGTTTGGTTGCTTGAAGTATTGAATCATCACCTATTTGAGCAACAACTGCAGGACAATTATAATTGGTCACGGCACCAGCCAATTCAAAATCATCACCTGCATTGAAGTAAATGAGAGCTTGTATTGTGGTAGAAACAGTTGTAGTTGCTACTAAAGGATTAATAGGGACGATGTGAAATTGACCGGAATTAGCATTAACCTGAGAATTGACGGTATTAATCATTGCTGTCTCAAGGTAATTACAAGGTAATAAATAAGGCAGTTTAATGGTAACTTCAGAATGCTCGCGTATGTCTATGATTTCTCGGTAAACGTAAGTTTGTTGTAGCAAATTTGTAGGTTGTGCACCTGCAGTGTAAGTGGGAATAAATGTAAAAGCATACTTACCAGTATGAAACTGGGTTTTACAGAATTTTATAGTTATCTCAATTGAACCACGCCAATACATAAAGTATCGAGCTAAAAAAACAAAAGGGGCAGAGGTATACGCAGTGTTAACGATTGCGCCATTCACGAATGAATAAGCGCTCAGAATTGCACGAGGGCCAATATACTGATCGTAAACAGAGGTACCAGCTACATCAGATGTAGAAAGCGTAACAGTGGTAAAATAAGCAGGAATTTTCTTCAAGTAGGCGAAGGACATCTCATCATCATGTGAACCTGCAAAGCCATCAAGTTGGGGTAAAGAATTCATAGAGTCAAGTGACAAAACGTCACCAAAATTGGCTCCATTACTATTACAACCTCTAGGGATGCTTCGAATGGCAACAACTGAATCAGCTCCCGAATAGTTGGGTTTCGACCAACCTAACCAGGAAGCAGCAGAGCCTAAGATGCCAGACACGGTAGAAACCGCACTGGCAACTCCTCCAATGAGAGGAACATTAACAAGAGCATTAGCGGCACTAGTGATCGCACTTAAAGTGCTAGATATAGGACCTTTCTCAGATATAACATTACTCTCTCTAACTACCGAAGATAGAGCTACGTTTAAGCGGGGACGTTTTTTGCCCATTTCTGGACCAAAGATAGGAGCACACAACTCGAAGTCATCAAAACTAAGAAATATTGTGTATGAGAAACTATTAGCTGCCGCAGAAAGCAGCGGAGATAAGATTCTCAAATAAATTTTGCCCCAACCATAAGGTTGATCTCTCGAGTACCACATTGTCGGGGAAACAAAAGGGACTCTAAGCTCAGCAGCACTATCATGAATATCTAACTCGACACAGGGATGGGTGGTTTGTTGTGTCAAATTAAGGTTGTGATTTGACTCATATGTAGTGGAATAGTTGGCATAACCCAACGCATTAGGCAGACAATGCAAAAGCAATCTGCCTTGTTGAAATGGTTGTGCATTTATGACAACACGAACGACAGCTGTTCCTCGCATCATATTATAACCTGCAATCTTATAGTACCAAACTTTGTTAGTAACGCTAACTAGTTGGGTGGCTATGTTGAAGGAGGCCTTAACAGATCCGAGTGCATCAGCAGAAGTGACTGTACCAGTGAAAACCGCGATGGGTTTCGCTAAGTACATCGCAACGCTAGCCGCATCAGTGACGTTCGTCGCGAGTGAAGTATCTAAAATATCTTCACGCGCTTGGTTGATTCTAACAAAAGAATCGTCCATAAAATTGGTTGTTTCACCTTTAACTTCTTGGGCCCCGGATGAAACTATCTCATTTGTTGAGTTGGGCGCTTGGGATGAATTTGAATCAGCAAGTCTTTTTCTTCAATTGCACGGTCGACTTAGATCGTACAAAGATCCAAACCACTGGATATTGGTGATTAACCCCCCCATCCTGATTAGTAAGCTGAATAACAAGGGGAATAGTATCTTATAACTCATCTAATTTCACTTTTTGGATTGGAATACGTGAACATCGATAAAAGTTAGTTGTGTTTTAAAATCATACTATTATCTGACTTCCGCACATAGGCGGTACTAAGATCAGTTTAATGTCTTGACCCAAGGACGGAGCTAAATCAGAGCACTGCTAGGGTTTCTTGGCAATCTAATGCCAGAAGAAACGATGCATTGCGGGGATAGTAGTTGTAAACCTTCTGCGAAGCAGCTACAATTAGTGGTGCATTTTCTTTAAAAACAACATCACCATGTTGGGCAAGCTCACATAAAGTACACTCTATCAATTCTAGTCTTTCACGCTCTATAACATTCTTACGTTGCCAAAGCAAGGTCTCTCGAATAACGTCCAGGCTCAAAGGCGCACGAACTGTATCCTTATACATAGTAAATGATCGCTTTAAAAAAGTGATATCGAAAATCGATCGGGCATCCACTGATTCACCAGACTTGGCTTCATTTGTGTACTCCATACCCACGTTAACAGGTATCGTATGTTCTAGTACTGTTTGTGCAAAGTAGGGCGCTAAATGTGGCAAATAACCAATACCGTTATCGTCACCGAAAATAGCGAACCTAACATCTGCCATAACGGCATCTAAAGAGATGGAGTTATCTTTCTTATTTCTGTATATACACACAGCATTATATATTAATATAAACAAATTAGCTAACGAATTAAATATCGCAGTCAATGGTTGCCCGCTAGGATTACCACCAACAAACTGATACAACAAACCACGTACTAAATGCATAGAATTGATTATCTCAAGGAACAAGATATATCGAATTTCAGATTCTTCTTTGGTAGCGTTCGTATAAAACCTATCTATCAACTCTTTTACATACAAACCAACTTCTACTGGAATTTTGCCATCATATTTCTTATAATCACCGGCAGTAAATACACATTGCGTGTTAAACTGAAGATGCTTCATCAGAGTCTCCCAATCTTCAAAAGGGTTTATACCTACAGCCATACCATTAATTATTTTATTAGCGCAACAATGACGTACAAAGTCACCGAAATACATTTTAAATAAAATGGAAAGATCCATTCCAGCTGCCATTATTTGTCTAGTTTTGCCTGCATCGACTTTAGTAGAATCTAGTTTCCCATCCTTTAAATAATCTACAAAAACATGCATTGGACGCACGCCAGATCTCATTTTATCTATCAGGGAATTAACTTTCTCTTTCAACTCAACACACGCAGACGTGGTGAAGTTCACGGGTCCATCAGAGCCTAGCCACTTCTTTTTACCACCCAGCTTATTGTCTAGATTGTAGGGATATCCTGGACTGGTCGCACGGGCTATACCCTCCATATAATCAACTCCAGGCACACCTTGTACCGCTTCCTCAAAAGTGAGCATGCGGTTTTCCCAAGGTCTGACCACACGCGACGGTAGGACTAGTTTACTTACGTAAAACATAGCTTCGTCCATGTACTCTGTCTCCATATATACACAATCATGTCTATAGCCTTCTCTAGCCAAGACATCTGGAAACACTTTAACACCTGAATTATCAATGAAACCAGTTAAGTGACACGGTTTCATTTTAGGACTCCAAAGGTATTTAGCCATATTAGACGGCTCGATCTGTGTTTTCGTGGGCATTCTCGGCTGTTGTAAACTAGCTAAGGTATTAAAACCTAAAATTTCAGCCTCAAGAATCTCAACCGGGATCTCTTCTGAAAATTCGAATTCATTAAACTGCTTACAAACATCTTGCACCTCAGAATGACTAATAAATACTCCTGCACACACTTTTTGAGATACGTATCCACCTACAGTTCCTGCGGTATGAAAACCTAAAATGTATGGACGATCAAATCTCTTCTCAAAGCACACTAACAAACCACCACAGTCACCTTTTTGCGTGTCACAAACATAATTTAACGCTCTACTCTTATAAACTCTGTCACCCATAGGGTAAGTTATATCTGTAGAAATCGCCACATTCGGAGTCTGAAAGACAACGTGTGAACCTCTGATGACAGCCAACTGGCATTGGAAATTGTCACCCTTGGTAATCTTGGTCTGAGGTAAGAAATTAGCGGTAATATCAGCATGCCGCCTAATTTTCATTTTATCCATCTGGAAAAACAAGAAATCTGGCCTTTCATCCATATCTTCGTACGCATCAGAAAAGGATAAATCTTTGTACCAGTCGAAACTGCATACAACTGTACCGGCATAAGGACATTCTAAATATGCCTTATCACCATCTTCATAATTATCACATATAAAATCATCGAAATGTTTTGGAATGATGAACGTGGTGCCTTTAATGAAAGTGACCCACCCACAAACAATATCTTTGAATTTCAACTGATACATGTTCCGCTTTAAAAATTTTAAATATGGTCCCAGATCTTGGGCACCTACTTCAACACCTTTATTTCGAACGGCTTTCTGATCACGAGCGTGGTTAACTCTTACAGTCTTGGCCTTACCTTTAGCGGCATCCTTCAGCTTGGCTGCTTTCTGCTTAAGCCAGCCCGGGGTCTTGGGTTTAACAACGGCATTCTTCGTGTTAGAAGTCTCAGCCTCCACAGTTCCGAATAGCATTTCATAACCCTTCAACGCAGAATAATATACAGTGCCAAAAGCAATAATGGCAGTCCAGACGGGATCAAAGGCTTTACATGCCAACGTAAGCCCGTCAATAAAAGCTTTTGAAAATAAGGAGTTTGGAAAAGTGAAATTTACGTTAAATGCGGGCAACATTGACTTAAGAGTCTCAATAGCATTTGCAAAATAATCATAAACTTGAGTGAGGGGGGCATCATAAAACTTCTCGGGCACTTCATCCCTTTTTGGATTAAACAGCTTTGGATCCTTTTCATATTCCTTGAACCAACTCTGTAATTGCTCGTGACTAGGAGCACTATCCATGAGACCTTTTTCCATAAGAATGGAAAAAAAATCATTACTCATGTCGTTTTTTTTTGAAGAAGGAACATCATCCTTCGACTCAGTTGCTTCAGATTTCTCAGTGGACAACACGCCACCACCCATTTCGACTACCCATTCTTTCATCTTATTATGGAAAGCCAACATATGTGGTCCCTTAGCTTCTAATTCACGATACTTAGTGACATTAAGCTTCAAAAACTCCGGGAAGGTGTAAGACCTGCCTCCGGTTTTAACATTACCAGTCATAAAATCCCACTCAATAAACTCCATAGCATTCAAATCAACGATTGAACTAGGATCTTTGGGATCAAAAGGATACAATTTGCGTAACTTATCGAGATCAAGTCTACGGCTCCAAGGATTACTCAACACTTCAGGATTATCCACACAATAAGCTGGTTTAGGAACACAAATTACGGCAATGTCAAACCTCCTAACAAGAGCTTCATCACTTATAATGGATTCAAAGTGTAATTTACTTCGATTAGTGGTGGCAAAAACTAATCTAGGATCTGCATAGTTCCGCTGCTTATCTTCTATACTAGCGAAATGTAAATGATAGGGGGCAGTATTTTTCAAGCGAATAAGCTCAAAAGCACACATGGATGGACTACCTGCAACGTCCGTTTGTTGACCAAAATCATCATAAGCTATAACAGTATTAGACAATTTATATCCGTCCCAAAACTCACACTCAGGAGTGCGCCAATGAATAAAATCGAAGTGATTAGCGACGAAATCAGATATCCTTTCCTGAGGCAATACATTTCTCATAAGAGCAAGCAATACAGGCATAGTAATAGTGGATTTACCTACACCGGTTGGACCAGCAATTATAGTGGTTAAGGGTTCAACGCGAGATCCCGCGCGCGTGTTGATGTTTTTTTCACAATAAACGACATAGGGCTGTAATTTACGCAGAAGGTAAGTCAACGCATCTTTAACAGCAGGTGTCAAATTTTCACGTTTAGAATAAGCTAGACACTCAATGGTGTCTTGTAGGATAAACACTTCATTGGCAAACTTCCAATGCTGCGTAACTCCGAGTCTATAGTGTTCAATAATAGCGCGGAGGTTAGTTTCAATTTCAACCATCAAAGGATCCTTATTTATATCTAACAAAGGTATATGCACACCAAAAGTGGTGGAAATGAATTCAGCCATGGCAACAACGGCATCCTTAGTGAACTGCCAAGCATTACCAGCTTCACCTCTCAACTTCTTTAATGCAACAATTTTGGAGTAAAAAGTGCTCCAAGCAGATTTAGGTGTACAATCCTCAAAATAAGTAGTGTAAAGGTAATTCAACATACTTATCTGCTCATCATCATCACCTTTCTCCGCTTCATAAAATAACTCAATTTCCTCAAGAGAAAGATCTGAGCGTTTTGGAGCTTCATAGTAGCGTTCATTTAAAAAAAAAGCTACCATCTTATGGATATTATCTGTAAAGAAAGATACGAGCAACCTAAGCGCTCCAGTAAAAATCTTTCTAGCCTTACCTGACATGTCAGAGACATACTTCATAATGGCCTCAAACTTCTCTGTAATACCCCAATTAATTTTAAATTCAAACTTCTGGCCTATAGATTTAACTAATACATCCACCATATTTCCAACGAACTCTCTGGTTTCATTATCAACACCTAAATTAAAAAGGCCTTCAGCAGAATATCTGAAATCCACGTTCCTGGATTCAATAAGAACAGTATCCATCTTCACAATTTCATGCTTATACCAGTCATCGAACTTAGATCCAGCATGCACACACTTTCTGGTTGACACGTGTGGCGTGGGAATATAAGGGAACGGACCGGGATTGGGTTCAATACCAACTAGTCTAGCGAAATCCTGATCTAAGTGCACTGCACCATCTCGACGCTGCAACATGTCATAAAGAACAATGGGCGTACTAATGGCATTCGTAACTAAAAGAAAAGAACCATAATCAGACCAACTAAGTGGGCCATAAAG